TGTATCAACAAACTCTGTGTTGGTGTAATTATCCAACAGTTGTTGTAAGTTAAGATCGAAATCTTTTTCGATGTCTGTACCTGGAATCATTCCTTTCATAGGAAGTAATTCTCCATAACTTGCCATCCTGATTGCTACCAACATTGCATCCATGTCAATAGTAGGTGCCTTCCAAGCGTCTTTTACGTTAGGAATACAACTTTGTATTACATCAACAGTTGCTTGTCCATTCAACAACGCATCAGGCGTTTTAAAAAGTATTTCGTCTTTTGCCGTCATTGCATAAACAGGATATTCGCCAGACTCTGGAGTCTCCAAAGATCCTTTTGGCCAATATTTTCCTCTGCTAGGCAACTTGATGTAGATTTTCGGTTGTCTTAGGTGTTTCGCTAGTGGATTTACGCTAGGTGCGTTAACACTAGTCGGAATACCTTGTATTGTAGTTCCCATATTTGGGTTCGAGTTATCTACCATGTTTATTTCTCCTGCTAAATATAATTAATATAGCATAGTATTTATGGTATCATATAAACAGAGTATATAATTCATGGCTGACGTAAAAATAGATATTCCGGGTATTGGTGAAGTAACAGCGGAAAATGCCGCTTCTGAAAAAACCCTAAGAGATATACTTAAAGCAATAAAGGGCGGAGCCAAATTTGGTGGCACTGGTGGCGGTGGCGGTTTAGGTGATCAAGCAGAAGAAACAGAAAAGTCATTAGAAGGATTAGAAAAGCAATCAGAAGAAACAACATCTGCTTTAGGATCCTTAGCAAAAGGCACAATGGGTCTAGTAGGCGGTGCTTTTAATCTTCTTACATCAGCAATTGGTAGCGTAGTAGGTGCATTACCTGGTTTTGCAGGTGAACTACTTTTTGGTGGTAACAGAATATCGGACTTTGCAAAGCATGTACCAATTCTTGGAGGCGAGTTAGCGGCTTTAAGTTCTGCTGTAGAAGGACAAGTAGATGTATTTAGAGAACTTTCTACAATCGGTGCTGGCTTTGGTAACAACATGTTTGAATTGGCTAGCGTTGCAGGACGGTCAGCAATACCACAAGAAGAATTTGCACAGTTATTACAATCTAATTCAGAAGGTATAAGAATATTTGGAAACAGCATTCAAGATGGTGCTAGAAATTTCGGTAGATTAAGTAAAGAACTTAGACAAAGCACAGCAGGACAAGACTTAATGGCTATGGGATTCACAACCCAAGAACTTAATGAAAATTTAATATCATATAGCGAACTGACACAATTAAGTGGCAGAAGACAGTTTATGTCACAGGAACAGTTGATACAAGGTTCCTTAGAATATTCAAGAGAACTAGATAAGATAGCAAAACTTACAGGTAAAAGTAGAAAAGATATTGAAGCACAACAGAAAGCCGCATCATTAGATATTAGACGACAAATGGCTATAGCAGAAGCTGGAGATAATTTAAGAGATAGATTGTCGCAGGTGGCGGCTGTATCTCCTGAATTAGAAGCGGCATTAGTTGATATGGCCGACGGTGTTGCAAACGATCCATTGACGCAACAGTTGATGGCAAATAATGCAACCTTTAGAGAACAAGCGGCAAATGTTCAAAACATGACAGCAGAACAGGCAAATAATTTTATGAGAAGTGTTGCTGACGATGGCGCCAAGTTTGCAAAAACTTTAGGACAGTCAGGTGTACAAGCCTCGATAGCAGGCGGAACTGCAACTGGTGAATATCTTAAGATAGCTGGACAACTACAAAAAGTACAAAAAACTCAAGAAGGTACAATTGATGCAGAACAGGCCGCTAGAGATAAAATGACAGCCAAAGTTGCCCAGGCAGAAGAAGCACTTAATAATGTAAAAGGAAGAATAATAGCTGACATTGTAGACAGTGGTGTATTTAAAAAAATTACGGATACAATAGGTGACTTGATTCCATCTGTTGAAGAAATGGACACTTACTATACACAAGCTACAGGATATTTTACTAAAGAAATCTTACCAAAATTAAAACAAGTAGGCGAAGCTATGATGAAAGTTGACTGGGGGAGTTACTTAGATACTATCACAGGTTGGTTTAGTTCTCTTTCCTCAAAAGCTGGAGAAATGGGAACAGGAATGATAGACAAAATCAAAAATATGATTACTGGAATTACAGGTTGGTGGGAAGAAGGCGGCAGACAAAAATTCGAAGACAGTATGAATGCGTTATCAGAATTTTATGATAGACATCTTAAACCTATAATAGATAAAATACTAGGCGGAGATTTTTCAGGAGCATTTAGCGATATTGGTACTATATTAAAAGACTTGGCTACATCTGCATTAAAATCCATGTTTGCAGATTTTGATTGGGTATCTTTTGGTGTTAGTGCCGCAGGATTGTTAGTATTAACACTAACAAAACTTAATCCTTTTGGACTGGTAGCAAGTACTTTAATATCAGGTATAGTTGGATTTATAGGATGGGATAACATTAAATCTTTCTTTTCCAATTTTAGTTTGGGTGAAGCAATTGGTAATATGTGGCAAAAAATTAAAGACGGATTTTCAGGATTATTTAATTTTGATTTTAAATTTCCAAATTTCAAAAGTTATCTACCAAAATGGTTAGGTGGAGAAGGCAAAAGTTTATCGTCACTGTTTAGTGGCGGAGATTCAGCAAGCCAAAATACTCAAACAGCACAAATAGAAAAAATGAATACCGAAAGTGATGAAAAGGTATCTGAGATGGCTGATAAAGTAGAAACCAAAACTGCTGAAAAGAAGGTAGCCACAAATCTAGAGGAAGCAGGGGCAAATGCTATAAATATACAGTTAGCTGAGCTAATTGAAGTTACGAAAAAGAGTAACAAATTGATATCCGCTCTGAACGGCAACGTGATGGCAGGATAGGAATAGAATATGAGTTGGAAAAGACATTTTACTACGGTTGATCAATTACAAGGAGGTACAGGAAGTCCTCTAAGTAACACAGGATCACAACCAGGACCTGCTAGAACTAATTATTCTAGTTTTTTGCCTGATGTATATACAGGTGCTCCTAATAGAGTTGAACGTTACGGACAATACAATGTAATGGATCAAGATTCGGAAGTAAATGCCGCATTGGATATACTTGCAGAATTTTGCACACAACAAAACACACAAAATAAAACTACTTTTACATTAGACTTTAAAACACCAGGAACTGGCAGTGAGATTAAAGTTTTAGAACAATATTTACAACAGTGGACAAAATCTAATAATTTTGAAACACGCATGTTTAAAATTGTGCGTAATGTTTTTAAATTTGGTGATGCTTTTTTTATTAGAGATCCGGAAACTACAAACTGGTTTCATGTAGATCCTGCAAAAGTATCAAGTATTATCGTTAATGAATCAGAAGGAAAGAAACCAGAACAATATATTGTAAAAGATATAAATCTAAACTTTGTAGACAAAGTTGCAACTACTCCTTATACAACCAATGGAAATGTTACAGGCGGAGGTGACGGATACTTAACAGGCGGTGTTAGAGGAATGGTTGGAAACACAAGCACACAGAGTAGTTCAACAAGATTTGGAATAGATAAGAATAAAGAAATTGCCGTTGATGCCAAACATATGGTACATTTAAGTTTATCAGAAGGATTAGATAACAATGCACCATTTGGTAATTCTTTATTAGAAAGTATATTTAAAGTATACAAACAAAAAGAATTACTAGAAGACGCTATTATAATTTACAGAACACAAAGAGCACCGGAAAGAAGAGTATTTTACGTTGATGTGGGTAACATGCCATCACACCTTGCAATGCAATTTGTTGAACGTGTTAAAACGGAAATCCATCAAAGAAGGATCCCATCGAAGACAGGGGGAGGAACATCAGTCATAGACTCAGCATATAACCCTCTTTCAACCAACGAAGACTATTTCTTTCCACAAACAGCAGAAGGTAGAGGATCAAAAGTTGAAACATTACCAGGTGGTACGAACTTGGGAGAAATAGATGATCTAAAATACTTTACAAATAAACTTGTGAGAGGCTTGCGTATTCCTAGTTCATACTTACCAGCGGCGGCACAAGATGAAGGACAAAGTCAATTCAATGATGGTAGAGTAGGTACAGCATACATACAAGAGTTGAGATTCAACAAATACTGTGAACGTTTACAAAATTTATTAATCGAAGTTTTTAACCAAGAATTTAAACGTTATCTTTTAGAAAAAGGTGTGAACATAGATATAGCAATGTTTGATTTGTTATTTCAGCCACCACAAAATTTTGCAAGTTATAGACAATCTGAATTAGATAATCAAAGAATTGGTACCTTTGCACAAATACAAGCGATACCTTTTATCAGTAATCGTTATGCAATGAAACGTTTCTTAGGAATGTCTGATGCCGAACTTGCTGAAAATGAAAGATTTTGGAAAGAAGAAAATGATGAAACTCTAACTAAACCACCAACTGATGCACAAGGAGAAATGAGAGGTGCAGGCATAAGTGGTGCAGGTATAGGAGCAGATCTAGAAGGTGCAACAGATACAGCACCAGAAGGTGAAGATCCAACTGTTACAGCAGGAGCAACTGATACAACAGGTGCAGAAGGAGATGCAGGAGCGGGAGCGGCAGAGCCACCGCCAGAAGCATAAATAATAGCATGATACTTAGAGAATTATTTTATTTTGATAAACAAACGATCGAACCTATCGAAGATAAGTCTTACGATCCTACAGATGACGAAAGTATTATCAAACGTGACGATACACGTAAAACAAGATTGACACTTAGACAAATCAACAAAGCCCGTAAGGCATCTGAAGTTCATGCTGAAGAGCAAGAGAAAGAACTAGATTTTGTCAGACAAATGTACGGGATTCCAGCACAACCAGAAGCAGTATAAAGAGGTAAACCAATGACGGTAGCTTTCGTTATAGGTAATGGCGAGAGTCGTAAAGACATTGACCTATATGCTCTAAAAAATTACGGAAAAGTTTATGCCTGTAATGCTGTGTATAGACACTATCAACCCGATTATCTTGTTGCTGTAGATGTAAAAATGATCTTAGAAATTAATCAACACAAATGGCAAATGGAAAATCAAGTATGGACCAATCCTAATAAAGCATATCATGGTATGCAAGGATTCAACTTTTTTCAACCAAGTAAGGGCTGGAGTAGTGGACCTACAGCTTTATGGTTAGCAAGTACACACGGACACGATACAATTTATATCCTAGGATTTGATTTTCATGGAAAAAAAGATGAAAAAGGAGAACGCACAAAGGTAAATAACTTGTACGCAGGGACGCAAAATTATAAAAAATCTCATGAACCTCCAACATATTTTGGTAATTGGGAGAGGCAAACTGCGTCAACTTGTGAAGCACATGCTGGCACAAGGTACATAAGAATAGTTGAAGATGGTGATGATTTCATACCTAAGCAACTAAAAAAAGTAGCAAATTGTTCTCATATTTCAGTAAGTGAGTTCAAAAGATACTATGATATGTAATTACGTGTCAAAAACACCTCATTTGACACCATTTTCCACGTATTTTATAACAATAATGTAAATACTACTAGACAGCCTTACCAATAAACTTATACAGGAGAGAAAAATGGCAGATAAATCCAAATTAGAGCAAATGCTCGAAAAATTAGTTAATAATGACCGCGAAGGAGCGGATTCATTATTCCACGAATTTGTAATTGAAAAATCACGTGGCATTTATGAAAAAATGCTAGAAGAT